AATAGAAATCTTGGTATTCCAAGTGGTATTGTAAAGTATAAGAATCAATCAATTAAATCAGACGATAGACAACTTATCGAAAACAAATGGCAACGTAAGTTCGCTTCAGTTGGTAGAGCAGGTAAGGTTGTCGTCACTGACCAAGATATTGAATATGATGTAATTGGTATATCTCCAAGAGACATGCAGTTCCTTGATGGTCGTAAATGGTCTAGAGAGGAAATCCTAGCATGTTATGGAGTTAATCCAGCATTAGTATTAACTGATGATGTAAACCGTTCTAACATGGTTACCGCTTCAGTTAATTATTATCACAATACTCTTAAGCCAAGATGTAAGATGATTAGTCAGACACTTACTAATGAGTTGATCAAGAAGAATGGTATTGATGGTGAGTCAATGTTCGTTGTTATTCATAAAGATGCTCCAGAAGATGAGGAGTTGAATATGAAGAAGGTTGAATTGCTTTCTCAAAATAAAGCACTTACCATTAACGAAATGAGATACAAGCTTGGTTATGATTTGTTTGAAGATGATTTAGGTAATCAGATAGTTGGTGAGATTGGTAAAGTTAGTGCTGATGAATTAGTAGTTGCACTTCAGAAGATGTATTTATCAGTTGGTAAAATGATAACTGCTAAGGAAGCTAGAGAGTTAATGAATGAATTGTATGGCACTCAGTTTACTCTTATCGAAGAAGATTATATAGAGCCGCTACCATTGCCACAACCTGAAGATGAGGAGGTTACAGATGGCTAAGAAAATTATAAAAGTCACTCCTAAATATCTAGAGGCTGTAGGGCTAAAGGACATGCAGGAAGAATTGAAAGACACTTGTGTCAAGAGATATTATTATGAATCTGATATGGATGAAGTATTACCTCATGATTCTAATCAATACTCACTTGGAGTTGTTTCCAGTATTGATATAGATAGTGATGGTGACGTAGTTATACCAAAAGGTATTGATATTTCAAGATATGAAAAGAATCCAGTTGTTCTATTCAATCACTCTTTAAGTGAACCAATTGGTTATGCTGAACAATTGCAGATTCAAGATGATAAGATTATTGCTAAGACAAGATTCGGAACCACTCCAGAAGCTCAACGCATTCATCAATTAGTGAAAGATAAGGTTCTTAGAACTCACTCAATTGGTTTCATTGTTCAAGAAGCTGTAGTAAAGGGTGAGAAAGGATTCAATAACTTAGTGATGAATATCAAGAACCAGTTTCCTGAGAAGTTTCAACCAGAAGATTTGAATCGAATCAACCGTATCGTTACTAAAGCACTCTTAATTGAGTACTCTATCGTTACTGTTCCTGCTAATGAGAATGCAGTGATTTCAGAAATCAAAGCATTGAAGGAAGATGTTGAAGAGGCTTTCCCAGAAACAGAAGAAGTTGATGAGGAAACAGTCTTTGAAGAAATTCCACTCGATTTAGATAAGAAAGACATTGAGACTGAAGAAGAGGAAGAGAAGATTGAGACTAAGGAAGTTGAAGAAGAGGAAGTTATCACTAAGAGTGAAGATGAACCTATTGAACAAGAACCTCAAGTCGAAACTGAAGAGAATATAGAGGTTAAGGCTGAAGTTAAAACACCTACAATTAAGGTTATAAAGCGTCACTCTAAGATTAAGAAGGTATCTTCTAAGAAGGACAAAGAGACTGAACAAATGAAGAAGATTTACAAATCACTCTGGGGAGTGTAATTCTGGATTTGACAGTCTAAATAAATAGTGAAAGCAATTTATATGGAAGGGGCAGGACCACCTAAACCGACACCATTCGTAACATACCCATGTTGCTTGCTTAGATGAATCCATCGATTTCGATGATGAAATCTTGGATTAGAAAACAAACATAAAGAGGTATAGAAAAATGGAATATATCGTAAGAAAACAGTTTGCTCTTGATTCAAGCGTATACAATGTTGATGACATTGTTGAGATTGACGAAGCCGAAGCTAAGTCACTTGTTGAAGATGGTAAGCTCGAAAAGTATGTAGAAGAGAAGACTCTCAGCGTTGAAGTTGATACTAAGTCTATCAGTAACGCAATTGCTGACGGGTTCGCTCGTTTCGCCCCAAAACCTGTTGAAGAAACCAAGTCCATGGATTTTGGTGATTTCTTGCAGGCAATCGCAAAGAAAGAAATCGACGTAGATAAGATTGACCACAAAACTATTAACATCACTACTGGAAACCAAGGTGAAGCCGCAACCACGATTCTTACAGAAACGAATGGTGCAGACATCCTCGCAGAAAGTGGCGTTGCTCGTAGATTGAATGTTATCAATCTTTCTGGAACTAACAACGTTTACAAATTCAACGTTCTCAGTGGAATGGGTAATGCCCCTGCTGTAGTCGCTGAGTCTGGAACTGTTGGCGCATCCCAACCTGTACTTACCACTTTCACGCTTACGCTTGAAAAGGTTCAGTATCACTACTTGGCAACTGACGAAGCCATGGAAGATACTGGTGCATTGGTTGGTGAAATCAACTCACAGGTTGGTCCTGAGTTTGCTAAGTTCATTGAGAACGGAGCAGTTAATGGCGTAGGTACTGTCCTTGTTGGTGTAGTTGGTCATGCTCAAACTACTTCGGTAGCAAAAGAGACTGGTCAGACTGCTGACACTATCGTTGTTGAGAACATTGATAAGATGTACTCAAGCGCAAAGAATCCTGCTCGTTCCGTTTGGTTGATGAGCAGAAGTGCTTACACTGCTATTCAGGGTCTTGAAGATTCAAACGGAAACCGTTTGTTCCAAGGACCAAACCAATTGGGCGATGCTCCTTTTGGTACTCTTAAGGGTCTTCCAATTGCTGTTTCTGACTACTGCCAAGAAATTGGTACTGTCGGTGACATCGTTCTTGGAGACTGGAGCAAGTATCGTCTTGCTGTTAAGGGCGGATTGCAGGTTGCTTCTTCTGAGCATGTTAAGTTCCTTGAGAGCGAAACTGCTTATAAGTTCACGTACAGAATGGCTGGTACTCCTGTTGGTATCAAACAGACTGCTACGGATGGAACCACTATTAGTGATTTCGTAACCTTGGCTAACAGAGCCTAAGCGTAAGCTTATAACTCCAATATCAAAGGAGAGTGGACTTCCCATCCACTCTCCTTTTTTTGTGTTTACTTTTCGCCAAAGGTTTCTTTAACTAAGAGGTGAATGGTTTTTGTTTTTCTATGACCATTGTTACAGAGAATAACTTTTCTGTAATTCGTATTCACATGACGAGCTTGAGTTGAGTTTAGAATAGGTCTTAACAATTGACCTTTCCTTTTCTGAGTTCCATGTCTAGGATGCTCAATATATCTATCTACACTTCTTACTCTACCAAGATTACTAATTTCGTAAATCCCTTCGTACCCTTTAATCTCTCTCCACTCTTCTTTCATTTTAGTTCCCTCCTTCTTTTTAAAGAACTACTTCATTATACATTGTTCTTGATGGTTCGTTAAATGTCCTGCTCTTGACACTAGAAATATAAATAAAAACATAAGAGGTTTATTATGGCACTCATTACAGTAGAAGATGTAGAGGCTTATACTGGTGAAACATATGATTCTGCTGAAACGGCAGTGATGGAAGATATTATTGATGCTGTATCTGAGTACTTCTCTTACTACTGTGACACTAAGTTCGATGACGATGTTTATTCAGAAAGAGTTTCATTCATTGATAATGGTTTCTCACTTAAGAACAGACTCCAATATTTCTATGGAGTATTTGTTGGTATCACTGATGCAATCGAAGTAACTCCTCCTTCAGTTAATAGCTCAATTAAGATTGATGAGACTGGAGATTCGTTAACACTTATTAGTGGATTTACATCAACAGAGATTGATATATCAGACAAAACTCTTAGCGAAGCAGTTGGTTTAATCACTGCTGAGTCTGGATGGACAGCTTCATTGAAAGATAATGTCACTGATTATTATGCCAAAACTCTTTACGCAGGAACATGGAAAGCCGATAAAGACGATTCAAATAAAATCACAATTCAATCAGCTAATGATATGTATGATGCTTCTCAGGTAGCTAGAAACGTTTTCCAAACTGGAGCTAGTTGCACTGAAGGACAAGTTATCTATCAAGGTGGATATGCAACTATTCCTGCTGATTTGAAAGATGCTTGTATTCGATTCGTTATTAAATCATATCAAGATAAGAGTTCAACAACTGCATCTGGTGATATTAAATCAGAGAAGGTTGGAGACTACAGTTACACTCTCTTTACTGCTTCAGAAGAAAGTGGTGGGTTGGGAGGAGTCTCAATTGAATATTATGATGTGTTGAATCGCTATAAGTTATACGACATCTAAGTCTGCATTCATAGGAAGGAGGATTTTATGAAACTGCAAGATTATGTGGATGAATATGCCACTCATCAACAAGCTCTCATTAAGTATGCAATGAAAGCTAATCAAGGTGATACCATAATCGAATTAGGTTGTGGTTATTACTCCACTCCAATTCTCTCAGAGATATGTAAAGCTAAGAAAGTAAATTACAAAGTTTACTATCAGGATGAGAAATGGCAGAAGCTAATTGAACCATTGGTTGAATGTGTTAAGTGGAATAGAGTCCATGACTTTAAACACTTTTTACTCCACGACCCATGTCATATGGTTCTTCTTGATCAAGAAGAGTTAGTTGTTAATAGAGCCAAACACTTACAACGATACTTAAAGGACATAGCAAAGTATGTAGTGGTTCATGATTACAATACCTATCTTAAACGTGGTATTAACATGAAGCAATATGAAGGTGAAGAGTTCAATCAATTAACTCCAAGCACTTTCGTTATTAACTTTGATGAGAAGAGAGAGCGA